AATTTGTAATTATCTTCTAATAATAAGAGTTACAGCCATAGCTGATGTATTTGTTGATCCACCATTAGTGATAAGTTCAACAGCACCATCTTCTTCAACTCTATTAGCACCAGTTGGAGCAACAGTTTTAACTCTGTTAGCTGATCCAGATGCTGTATGACTAATTGCACTACCAGCAATTGCTGTTCCACCTATTTCAAAAGTGATAGCTGCTGTTCCTGTAGTTACAACTGCATTGTGTGTAATAATTTTAATTATTCTTCCACCATCAGGTATAGCAACAAAAGTTGATGATGCTGCTGATACGTTTGGTATTACACCAGTTATAAAATAATCGTTTAGTGTTCTCATAGTATTTTCCTTTTTTTGTATTGCTTCGTTCCGATATTAAATCTTCAAAGAAAACAAAATTGTTAATTAAGTAATAGTGGGGAGATTAATCCCCACTATAAATGTTTTGATTAAGCTGCTGTGCAATCAAATACAGCACCATTTGCTGCTTCATTTTTTGAAACAAGTGTGTATTCAGCTATCATAGCTTTTTTCTGAGCATCACCAGTTACTGCAAGATCCATAAGTTTGAAATCTCTTAGGTAAGCAACTGCCCACATATCAGGCTCTAGTACAAAAACATCTCTATTTCTTGAGAACCTATTTGGAACAACAGTCATTGATCCAAAGTCTGATTCATAAATGTCAATTGCATTAACAAGTTTCTTGTCATCTGCTTGTGTCATTTTAGTAGAGCCACCAGTAAATCCTGATAGTTTTTGTTTGTTAAAAGAACCAAGCATAATCATTGATGGATCTCCACCTGATTCCCAAGTTTTCTTAACTGTTTCTTTAAGTAAAGCTTCAGTAAATACTCTTTGAGTACCATTAGCTCTTAGTATTCCTGGAGTATCAACTAATCCACCACCTGGATTAAATTGTCCATTAGCACCGACAGCAACTGCATTAGTTTGAATCCAAGAAGCTAAACCAGAAGAAGTTCTTGCAGTTCCAGCAGCACCAACATTATATGATTGGTTAGCTGTTAGAACAACTTCCATATCTCTTTTAAGTTCTTTTGAACTTTTTGAGATTTGGTAAGCTAGTTCGTTATTTCTACCAGCACTATTTACTGTGTCCTGAGTACCAGAAACAATAACAGATTTTCTTGAAATCTGAGTTTGGTTACTGATTCTTTTAGTAGGATTAACTGCTAAAAAAGCAACTTCATCACCCTCTATTTGTGCATTAGCTGCAGCAGTTGCAAGAGCATCTGTTTGCCAGTCATGTGATGTTCCAGTAGCTTTTGATTTACCAATTGCACTCATAAATGGAGTGTCTGTTGGTGAGATATTATAAATAATATCTGATAGGTCTTCTCTGTTCCCTTTTGCTTGAAAAGTTTGGAACGTATTTGTTACGATAGCCATGTTTTTTTTTCCTTATTGTTGAGATTATTTGTTAGTTATCATGTCTAAGAAAACATCTTGAGCATCTTTAATATGCCCTGTTTTTCTTAAACGACTAAATTTATCTTTTCTAACTTTTAAATTTACCTCAGATTTTGTCTGCTTAACGCCTGATGAAAAAGGTTTGCTAGGTTTAGTAATCTTTTTTGCAATATTCGGTTTTGAATTTTGCATACTTCGATACTTCATAGCATCATTAACCAACATCACTATTCTATGATCGTACACTTGTGCAACTTCTTGGTCGTTAAACCCATAATTGTTTAGTGTAGTTTTCATATTAGATTTTATATTAGAAGCCTTTGCAGGATCAGAAAACTCTGGCATCTTAGATAACAATTTTTTCTGTTGGTCTTGCAAGAAAGAACTGAACTGTTCTTTTTGTTCTGCTTGAGCTTGATATATAGATTGATTTAAAACATCTTGTTTTTTTTTCAATTTACGTTCTTGCTTTGCAGCTTCTGTTGGATCTTCTTCATACAACCTATCTAATTCAGCAGAATTAATTTCTGCACTTAGATCTTGTTGTGCGTTAGACAATCTCTGATTTAAATCATTAAGTTTTTGAGAGTAATCTAGTCTTTGCTTTTCAGACTCAGATTGAAAGTTCTTTCTTTGATTAGAAAGTTCTTCTGTCTTTTGTCTATAGTCAGCATCTCTTGAGTAACCATTTCTCAACTCATCAAGGGTAACATCTAATTCTTGACCTGCAACTTTTACCTTGTAGGTGGAATCTTCTAGTTTCTCTTGAGTATCAATCTGTTCTTCGTCTTGAGATACATCTTCGGAAGTTTCTTCTTCAGTTTCGTCTTGCGACTCCTCCTCAGTTTCTTCTTCCTTTATTTCCTGTTCCTGAGGTTGATCTTCTTCAGATTCCTCATTTGTTGGTTCAGGAGAATTTTGTTTAATTTCTTTCTTTGGAGCTTCTTGTTGTCCAATAGTTTCTTCTGCTTGTGGGTTTAATAAACCATTTACAGCTTGTTGTGCTTTTTGTAAATCAGTTTCAGATCCTTGTAATGGATTGCCTTGATTGTCTGACATATGTTTCCTTGTAAGTTAAGTTCCTCTTATGAGGTTGACTTATCCTAACCTTAGTGGCTAGAATTTTTGGTTTTCAATCTGGTTTCTATAATCTTCCAATTGTTTAGAAGCTAGTTTTCCAGTATCAATAATTTCTAATAAATTTTGCTCAACCTTACTTACAACATTGTAAGCTAACCAAAGTTTTTCTCTAGTTTCTGTTTCGGTTGCACCAGTATTAAATAAACTTTCAGAATATAAATTCCTTAATTTATTAAATGACTCTTTTAATAACGGATCTTCAAAAAGCTGACTAGCTTTGTTCGCTTGGCTCAACTCCTGGTTCAACTTGTCTTGTTGGTTCTTGTTTAATTGGTTGTCCATTTATATTACTACTCACTTGTTGGTCTAATTGGTTTGATGAGTCTTGTGCTGCTGCAAGGAAAGTTTTATTTCTATTTGATGTTACTAATTTTTCTAATTCAGCATCAGCTTTAATCTTAGCTGCATCAATTTGTGTATTATATTTTAGCTCCATTTCCTTAATCTTAGTTTCAAATCCTAAAATAGATGCTGCTGTGTCAGCTTTTAATTTTTTAGATTCTAATTCTAGCTCTGCAAGTTTTCGTTTTTCTTCAGATGCAATTCTAGTAAATTCTATTTTCTCAATTGGAGTAGGTTCAGGTGGAGGACTAGGTTTAACTAATGCCATACCTTGCTCTGGATTAATAAAGTAATTTTCAACATTTTTAAGTCCAGCTTCTTCAATAATTTTTGCTAAAGAATTATAAATATTTTTTAAACTAACCATTGGGTATTCTTTATTGCCTTGCAATTGGAAAGCCTGAAGTTGTTTTTGTAAAATATTATTTAACATAGCAATTTGTTGATCTTTAGAACCAACACCAAGTCCGACAGTAATTGAAATGTTATATCTATTTCTCCACTCAGTAGGATTTACTGGTACAAACTTATTATTTAATTCTACTATTCTTTCTTTGTTTTGATACTTAACTGTAAGCTCAAATATTCTGGTAAATAAATCTTTAACACCTGTTTCAGCAAACACTCTAGCAATTAGTTCCATTCTCATTTGAGATTGGTTCATCATGGTATTTACACCTGTTGCAGTTTTATTTAAAGCATCTGCATCTAAGCCTTGTGAGTATCTTGTAACACCAGTTCTTGATTCTCTAACTGTATCTAAATATTCTAATAATGGAAAAGCCTGTTGCGAAATAGTTTGATTTTGCATTGGCATCATAACTTGAGATGGTGGTTGTTTAGTTCTTACAACTCCTCCAGGTCTATTTGTTAGTAGGTCATCAAGGTTGACCATTCCGTCCATTACTGCAACTCTGTTATTATTTGTTAAATACATATTATCTAATAACTGTCGCATAACAGTAGACTTAACTAACTGAACATCTTCAACAAGTTCAGCAACCGATCTACCATAAAATCTGTGTGGCATTGGGATAGGAGTTAAAGAGCAGAAAGGAATAAAATCGCATGACATATTTTCTAAAATTGTATTGCCATTACTTCCAGCTACTATAACTTTTCTTAATTCGCTAACACCATCTCCGTCCATATCAACTTTAATATAGCACTCATAAATTTCAATTTCAGATCCTGATTGATCTGGAGCATCAGCAATAGGATCTTCGTCTATATCAGCATACCTTGCTAATCTTTCCT